CTTTGATTTCCTTAACCGAATCAGAAGAATAGTTAAGAACTGGAGCCCACTTTTCAAGTAGTGCTTCTGCTCTTGATCTATCTACAAATGATTGTGTCGGACGAATTTTCATATTGCTTTTATTTCCTTTCAAAAAAACTCAGGTCACTGAGACCTCATTGTTCAGGGTGAAAATTATTTATATCGTTGTAATTCTGAGATATATGGATTAGAGTCCTGTGATTGTTTTGGCTGAACTGATTCTCTAATAACAGGTGCATCAGCCTTCACTTTTCTTTCATTAAATGCCTGCTCTTTAATGATATCGATTCTTTCTTGTTCTTTCTTATCAAAGAGTCTAAGTGTATAATCGAAGTTTTCTTCGATAAACCTAGGTGTCTTATCACCAAGCACTCTTTTGATATATTCTTTCTTCTTATCTGAGAGACCAGATGTTTTTGATTCGAGAATAAGAGCTGATTTGGTCTTAGAGTAACTCTCTTTAATAAGAGTGTTTTCTTTAGAAAGCTCTTCTACTTTCTTAGAAAGCTCGTCGATTTGCTTCTTACCATCGATTACCGCATCTTGAACCGACTCGCTCATAAGAGCTGAGTCAATAGCAAGAACCTTACGTAGGTTACCGAGAACTTCTCTAGCTGTTCTGTTTTTAGTAGCTTCAGTGATTGCCTCAGTTGGAACCGCTTCATCAAGAAACTCTTCTAAGTAATTTGAAATAGATTCAACAAGAGTTTCTTTAAAGCTATTTGCTTCGTTAGTAAGTTCTGTTTCGTATCTTTTAACTACATTAACAAGCTTGTTAGAATTGTTTTTATCGATAGCTTCAACAACTCTCTTTAATTTTGTAGTATGATCTTTATCAATAGCAGCAATAAGTTGCTCTAGCTTCTTTGAATAAAGATCGTCTTGCTGTGCAAGTGCAGATTCAACGGTAAGTTCAAGCTTTTTAGTAAAAGCATCTTCAATAGCTTGAAGAGACTCTTCAGTTAAAACTTGCTTTGCTTCGTCAGTTATTAGTGTAGATACTTTCATAGTTAAAAGAGTGGTTCGTTAAGTGAAGAAGATATTCTAGATTTAATCTTATCTTCTATTACTTGTTTTAAATATTTATGAGCAAGTGCATATTTTTTTGTAGAAATTGATGCAATAAAGTTCTTTATATCTGTAGTTTCTTTAACTACCTTTTTCTTTTTCTTTGCTTTAGCAGACTTTATAGCTTTATCCTTTGTACCTTTATATTCTTCTTCTGGTGATTCAATCTCTCCATCACCATCATAATCTTTTTTAGCTACTTGCTTAGACATACTATTATTTATATCGAACGGATGAATTTTAGTATATGTTCTCTTAAAAATGCATCAACTCCTTTAGTAGGGAGCTTGCTAATAGATTTAGCGAAGTTTTCATAAACTTCTTCATACTTGCCATTTTCTGCTACTACCCATTGTTTAGACTCTAAAATACCATTCACAAAAGCTTTTGGAAAGGAAGGATCTGCTACACAATCAACTGCTACTAGTTTAAGATTTCTAACTACATTATGACTTGAACCTTCTTCGAGAGTACCTAACGCTCTTGAAGACATACCCACCTTTACACCATCATTGATTAGAGATCTAACTATCATACCACATGGTGTCGAAAGTACTTTTGACTTGCCGTAGAAAACATTATTATCTTCGTATAGCTCAGTAACCATATGACATGCTCTCTCAAGATCAACATCAGCAGACGCTGGATGATTAAGCTCTCCCATAGCTCTCCCTGGTATAACCATTTCTTCGTTATAACGCTGTACCTCTCTTCTTAACTCGTCTATAGGGTACATTCTCTTATTTTTGTTAACTCCTTCAGCCATCATATAAGGCCCCTTAATAAACAAAGTTGAAGGTGCATTTCTATTTGACTCCTCTACAACGTATTCGAATTGATCGTCTAGAGCTGGTTTCTCCACTAATAGGTTAAGCTTTAATGCCATATTTATATTTATTGTTTAGTTACAAAAATCTATTATTTTAGGTGCTTTTCTGTGAGTATTAAAAACTCTAAACCTTTCTTTTTACAAAACTCGGTAGCAGCCTGCCATTTTGCTTGGTTTTTTAAATACATTGTTTGTTCATATACAAGGTGCTCTTTCTTTTTATATTTTGTTGTAGGCGGTAGAGTCTGCTTTGAAGGCTTAATCTCTATCAGATATTTCTTAACGCAATTATCTTCTTTTATAACGACAAAATTATCTACGAAATATCTATGAGCTCTACCATCAAGAGGTGAAATATAAGGTATCACTACATTCTCACTTCCCCACTTTATAACATTAGGATTATTGTCACAGAACCTCATAAATTTGAGCTCTAGACCTGATCTATAAATTGCTTTTAAACCTAGAAATTTTTCCTTATTAACTGGTACAAACACTCCCTGTCTATACTTGCTAGACTGACGTATCGACATATTAACCTATAAAGAAAGAAGGAGGGTCTGCATCTCCAAAACCAGCAGACGCGCCGGTAAGTAGCATTTGTTCTAGATCTTTTTTCTCTGTTAAGCCCTCTTGAAGTAAATCATAATTCAAAGAGCCGCCACCTAATAGAGATACTCCAGTAAATTTGCTTCTTACGCGACCTATAACTATCTTTGATAGTGCTACAGCATACTCATAGACCCATTGCTCTTTAACAAGATCGCGAATTGGTCTCTCCAAATAGCAAGCTATAACACCGTAAAAGCGACTCTTATTAGGCTGTGGATACATTTGAAGATATTGCGTTCTTTCATCAAACTTTAAATCTCTTTTTATAGCTAATAATTTCTCTCTCGTATCTAACCACTCTTTTAGTGTATACCAAGATACTAAATCAAATCCGTAATTACCCATAGCGTAACTAAAATAGGTCTGTTGAGCGAGGGTTTGCTCAAGGGTGAATAAGGTATTGACGCCTTGATTTGAACCCTCTTCAAAATCGATAACAGATACTACCTTTCTATAATCCATAGCATCATAATCAAATACATTTGAATACTCTATCGCGGTAGATTCTTGCGATTGTAGAGATACCTTTTTATTAACTGATTTTCTAAAAATTCCGCTCAAACTACTATTAAACGCGGTTATAGAATTGTAGATTGTTTTATCAACTATTTCAAATTCAGTCAATCCTTGATCAAATACACCGGATAGGGTAGAAGAAGAAGAAAATATTGACGAGTTTAGAGCAGTGGTGCTTATATAAACCGTCTCTGGAGTTTCAACCGTAAAATCAGCTCCAGTCCATACAGGCGCATTATTTACTTTTTGCTTATCAGTAAGCCCTGCTTTTGCCAAGGTAAATAAATGATCCAATCTGATGCCTTTATTCTTTTCATATAATTGTGAATCGAACACCAAAAACTCTTTTGTATACCCAGCGAACTTAGAGAAGTACTCTATTGCTATTTGTATGTTTTGAAATAGTTGATCTTGATGTATTTCAAGGGTTATAAGAGGGTAGCCTAGAGATCTTTTTATTCTATCTGCAAGATCACCGTACGTCTCTAATTTATTGTTTAAATTAGTAGATTGAAATGCTGATACAGGTAATACTTCACATGCTAAAGACATACGTATATTTAGTCGTTATGCTGCTGGTGCAGGGGTCTCAGGAGGAGGTGCACCCGCTTCTGATCCTGGCGCTGCTGCACCTCCCGGCCCTGCCTCAGCTGGACCTCCTCCGAACTCTGGAGGCGGAGCTCCTGGACCAGCGCCACCAGCACCACCCAATCCGCCACCCATTTCACCGCCTGTCGCTTCACTACCGGCAACATCCTGTGCTATTACCTGCTCTCTCCAAGCAGGTCCTAATGTTGAAATTTGTTGTAATTCCCACTGTAGCTCAGCATCCTTACGTAAAAACTCTCTATTAGCAAGAATATCTTTATCTCTCCATCCGAGATATTTTTTCTGTGCATATGTTTTAGATACAAACTCACTAGATGCTATACTATTAAAGTTAGATGCTTTCTGCTCGAGTCGCTGACTTTCGCGCATTTCGTAAAAGTTAGTAGGTACATTAAATGCTATCTCTAAATTTTGTTCGTTTAAATCAAGCTTATCCCATAATCCCTTAAACTTTAAATGTGTGACAAATCCCTTTTTAATTCCAGCTGAAAACCTCTGTTGTTGTCTGATAATAAATCTTGCGAACTTTAATTCTTCGCGTAAAATCTCAGAACCATCTCTAAAAGCATCCTCCGGGTCAAGTCTCGATGTAGGAACTTTAAGGGACCTGTATAGCTTCTTAATGAAGTACATTAAATCAGCTAGTTCACCTAAATTCTGTCCACCAGCTAACTGTGATACACTAGAACCCTCCGACCCCGATCTCTTCGGAAACCAAAAAGCATCAAGCATTGATTGGGGGTTAAACTTTTTAACTACATCAGCTTGATCGATGTCAAATGTTTTTGATGACCAATAATTACTAATTAATTTCTTGAGATAGGCCTCAGCTTTTGGAGCAGGCATATTACCTACATCAACGTTAAATACAAGCCTTTCAGGAGCTCTCACTAATCTATAAATTACAATAGCATCCTCAATTAATGAGAGCTGTCTATAAGCTCTACGAGCATTCTCTAAGAATGGCAAAACCATATTCTTAGTCTCGTTCATAACACCAGAGTTGATATAAACAACTTGATTTTCATCTAAAGGTATAAATTCAATCTTCTCTTGTTTATCTGGTCTAGTAGGGTCAAAAATCGGCTTTTTGTATATGAACCCCTTAACCATCATGTTTTGTATATTATTATATACCGGGTCAATAAGCTCAGCAGGAAGATTTACCACTCCTAGTACACCTTCGTTTATATAATCCTTATGTATAATAAGCTCAAAAAACAATTCACCCTCTATTAGAAACTGTCTAAAATACTGCCAGCCTCTATTCTTGAAATCAAAATAATTAACAAACTTGCTAAATTCTTCATCTAACATAGTTTTATCCTTACCGGTTAAATCTACGTTTTTGTATTTAATGTTTACCTCGTTACCGTTCTCATCAGTGTTTATCGCTTCGTCGCAAATCTCATCTAAAGCATCAGCCACGTCTGAATAGGCCGCCATAACTCTATAATCTCTCATTCTCGCGCCCTTATTTTCTTGTATGTTAGCATACATTACTTGGCCAAATGAAGTATCCTTACCCATCGAGCCAATAGGCATATTATTATATTCATTTGCAATAGATATAGAGTGCTTAGCGAGAGCCTCTGATCTCCTCATTCCTACATTTGCGAATGTTTTATATTTTGGATTTAACTCGTTATTTTCAGTATCTACAATATTTGAATAAGGTAACTTATTCTGAATATATGACATTAAATTTCTACCAAAAGTAGACGATCTTCCATCGTTAGTTACGTAGTTTTTGTTCTGATTTGAGGTAGTATCGGCCATCTTTAGTATATATATTTAATCAAGATTTCGTAAAAGTAAAGCTATTTATATCGTAACTATTACACCAACCGACTTCATTGCTAATAATTATATTAAATACGCTAGGTGTTTGTATATTAGTAAGATCTAAGGTAATCATATTATCATTCATTATATTGTAAGTAGATGATAAAACGGAATAACCGGATACACTTCCTGTGTATTTAGATGATATTGTAGAATAGTAACTAGATAAATATGGTATAGGGG